CTCTGCTTCTGGAGTTGAGCGAGTAACTGTTGTTGCTTCTAGTGCAAACTACAACGACATTAGTGAAGCGCTTTCTTCGTATTCAAAATGGGTACGACTTGTTGTTCAAGAAGAACCAGCAGGGCCAGGACACGCGACAATGATCGGACTGTCTGACGCGGTTCACGATCAAACAATGCTGCTTATGAGCGACAATGTGATGGATCAAGACATTGTAGTTGACATGGCTTTTAACAGTAGAGTAAACCAGACCGACGCAATCGGAGTCCGAACAGTGACTCTTGAGCAGGCTTCTCGGTTTACAAGAATCCAGCACGCGCAAAACGACAACGAAAACTATAAGTTTGTTGAAGGAACAGCAGTCGGAATAGACGATATTTGGATTGATGGAAACGTAAAGGTATGGTGCGGTCCAGTAGTATTTCAAACAAGCAGAGCTTTTGACATACTGTCAAATGAATGGGCTAATCGCAAAGAGTCTTCTGAAATGAAAATTGGTCCATACCTAAATACAATTATGCGATGGCCAACGCATCTGTATGATGTCAAAGCTTTTGATGTCGGGATACCGTCTGCGTACATTGCAAGCAAGAACGGTGACCTAGTATGAAAGTGCTAATATGCGGAATGACTGCGTCGCAATCTTCACAGGCTTTAAGTCGGCGAAACTTTTCTTTTGCCGGTTCAATTGACTATGCTCTTACTAAAGACGGGCACGAGGTTGTTTGGGCAGACCCTAGCGTTTTGTGGACAAAAAAAGATTTTGACGAGTATGACGTAGTTCTTGCAGGCGTTGCACCGATGCTCAGTATGACTGCAAACAAGACATACGGAATTCTTGCGCTAATTGCCACACTGTATGGAAGTAAAAAGCTTAGACTATTTGTAGATGCGCCAGAGCCTACTAAGATCCATGCGAGCCTTAGGTCAATTGACAAAGAAAACTCGCGGTTGGTAAAGCAACTATACTCGTCAAGAAAAGAATTCAAAGAAGTCACGCAAAATAAAAAATCAAAAGACAAAGTGATCGCTGGAGCAAAAATATTGCTTTCTGAAAAATGGCCAAAAACTATCTACCCAAAGCTTCCAGTAGATCAGAGCGTGTCTGACTCTCCAGGTATTCCAGAGTCAATGAACAGTTCTTTCTCTGGCGTAAACCTTGATTCAATATTTATTGAAGACGGCATGGCACTAAAGAACAGGCAGAACTATTGGATTGTTGGAAACACGAAGGCTAAATGGTGCATTGACACTGCTGAACATTTAATGTACCCAACAGACGTAGCCAAAGAAAGCAGAACCTGGACAGACGAGCACGTTGTTGAAAAAGTGTCAAACTCACTTGGAGTGCTTATCGGTCCACACAATGATAAGTTGTTGTGGTGGTCTCCATTGTTTATTCAAGCAATGAACGCGCTTACTCCAATTGCAACAGAGTGGCGCATTAGCTCAACTATCGGTAAAGACTGGAATCATCTAGCGGCTGGAATAGAAGAAATGTCGGCGCTTGATAGATATGAAATTGCAGTTGCTCAGCGAGAGCAATATGTCAACGTGGTTCGCAACCCTGTACACGCAGTAAATCATCTAAAAGGAGAGATAGGAATCTAATGGGCATACTATTCAACGATTGGCTCAAGAAAACAAAAGAGCTTCAAGAAGAAGCGTACGGAGTCATTTATCATAAGTTTGAAGGCGATCAACCGTACAAGCTCAACAACATCATCGAGTACCTGCGCTGGAACATGCTTGCGATTGACGACGAGCTTGCGGAAGTTCGCAAGGAAATCTCATGGAAGCCTTGGCAACATGATGATCCATATGTAAACCGTGATGCAGTAGTCAAGGAATGCGTAGATATTCTTCACTTCGTTGCCAATATCATTTGTGCTGTAGGTGGAACTGACGAGCAACTTGATGAGTACTACGTCAACAAAATGGAAGTAAACAGACAGCGTCAACTTAAAGGATACAAGGTCAAAGCTGACGGCGTAAAGTGCAGCACATGCACTCGAGCTCTTGACGACTTTGACACTTCAACATGCCCGGAGGCGCAATGTCCTCAGAAGTAACTTGGAGTGAAGTATCGCTAAAAGATACAAACGTTGGCGACATTGTTCGCGTCAAACTAAACGCATACCAAGGTGTCGTTGGAGAAATACACAACGGACGCTTTTGCGAAGTACTTGCAGTTGGTGGAGGCGACGTGATTGTTCGCAGCATTGATGGCATACTTCCAGAATTACCAGAAACACATCACTCACCATACTCACTGGAGAAAAGAGCACTCGCATGAGAGCAGCAATTGAATTTGAAGTATTTGGATCAACGCTAGAAGAGATAAAAGAGCAGGCGTTGAGAAATTGGAAAGAATTTATGGAAAACGACGAAATTGAACTTCCGCATGATACCGAAATACACATTGAGCCATCGGCGTCAAATGACTATAAAGCAACAGTATATGTAAGAACAAAGGTAGAAAATGACGAAAGCTAAGAATGGAAGAACTCGCTGTTTGGACGAAGCAGCCACGATTATCACTGGCCAGCGCGATGCGCAGTACGGCGGTCCAGAAGAGAACTTTACAAGAATTGCCAAACTATGGTCAGTAATCTTTGGAATTGAAGTTACTCAAGAAGATGTTGCTATGGCGATGGTTGCTGTAAAAGTGGCCAGATACGCTTCTAAGTCTGGATTCCAACCAGATACCTGGGTAGATATCGCTGGCTACGCTGCCTGCGGGTACGAAGTAGGCGAAAAGTAAGTTACCACTTTTTCTGGCGTCACCGGATACAGTTGAATAAACGGCAACAACGGAGAACACATGTCAGAATTTACTTTTAACGACTGCAACGGCCTCGCTGGCTTTATGAGCCTTGGCTTTGTAAACAAGGGCATTGATATGAATGTCCGCACAGGAACTTTGAACTTTGGCAACCGTGTTGCTGAGCTAAACCGCAAGCATCTTGGCGACAACTGGTCTTCATTCTTTTCAGATGATCCAAATGAATGGCCAGACAACAAAGCCGACATCGTACTTGGCTGCCCTCCATGCTCTGGTTGGTCGGTGTGGTCTGGCCCTGCAAACCGCGGTCCTGACGCAAAGGCACACGAGCACACTCGCGCATTTATGAAGTACGCCGCGCGCATCAAGCCGAAGATGATTATCTTTGAATGCGTGCAACAGGCGCTTACTCAAGGGCGCGATGCAATGATTAAGTACCGCGACATGGTTGAAGAGCTTTCTGGAAAAGAATATGACCTGTACCATGTCAAGATGAACAACCTTCAGGTTGGTGGTTTTTCATACCGCATGCGTTACTTCTGGACTGCTGTTGAAACTGGAATGCCATTCGGTGCAGAGGCAATTGCACCAGCAGAAATGCCAACAATGATGGACGTAATTGGTGACCTTGAGGATCTCGACATGTCATGGGATCCGCAGCCGTACAGAAAGGCTCCATCAAAGTTTGTTGAGCACCTTCGCAATGAAAGTGGCGTAGTTGACGGACACATCAACAAAACAAACCTTGAAGGACAGCGCATCAAAGAAATCTTTGACATTCTTGGAAACGATGGTTGGAAGCCAATGACTCCAGTAAGCAAGGCGCTTCGAGAAGCTGTCGCAAAGAACAACGACCAGTTTCCACAGGCTTGGCTTGCACAAGAAGAAAAGCTTCGTGCCAGTGACTTCAACATGGGATTTACGATGCCGTGCCGTTGGGATGGAAACTCGTGGGCGCACGTTATGACAGGCGGTGCACTTGATCACGTGATCCACCCAACACTCGAGCGTCGCATTACTCACCGCGAAGCTGCACGACTGCAGGGTCTTCCAGACGACTGGGAATTCGCTGCCGCAAAAGACTACTCGCCGTTGTCTGCAACTTGGGGCAAGGCAGTTGCAGTACAGGCCGCTGAATGGATTGCTGACGCTGCAAAGGCATCACTTGAAGGACAGCCAAATGGCCCGCAGGGCGAACTAATCGGCGACCGCGAGTGGTTAGTCAATACAGACAAAGGCTTTAGCCGCCAGGCAGTTAAGAAGAAGTACTACACAAAAGAAAGCTAGTACTTTGGTTGGTCACAAAAAATGGCCACTAATGATGTATAATGTAGCCAA